GAACCACAGGGAAATATTACATCGACTTGGTCGATAAATATATGGACTTCTGGGACCTGGAGAATGAACTGATCGCAGATATCAAAAAGAGAGGTGCTATCGTTGAATATAATAATGGCGGAGGGCAAAAAGGACAAAAGAAAAATGACTCGATAGATCAGCGAATTAAGGTCAATGCTCAAATGCTTAAAATACTGGACAGTCTAGGAATTAAGCCGGTTGGCGATGATTCGGGAGATGATGAAGATGAGCTGTAACATACATCCATATATTCAGGAATGGATTGATATAGTTGAGAAAAAAATCTATGCAGTATGCGAAGAGCAGGAGTTGCTTGTTGCGCATGTAAAATGGTGTTTTGAGCATGAAGATATTTATATAGATTGTGATCAGCTGGAGAAATATATCGGGATGTCAAAATACTTCCCGTTTGAAGAAATATTTCCCTGGCAGAAGTTTGTGATCGGACTTCATGATTGCACATATTGGAGAGAATCCGGGCTTCCAAGATGGCCGGATTTATTCTGTATGTTGGGGAGAGGAGCGGGAAAAGATGGTACAATTGCGCTCGAATCAGTGTGTTTAATGTCCCCGCATAATGGAATCAGAGAGTACGATGTAGATATCTGCGCCAATAATGAGGACCAGGCAATGCGTCCAGTCCATGACGTGATAAACGCATTTGAACGACCGTCTGTGATAAAGAAATTAAAGAAATTCTTCCGATGGACGAAAGAACAGGTTTTATGCTTGAAAACAAAGTCTATTATGAAGGGAAGAACAAACAGTCCGAAAGGAAAAGACGGTCTTCGTTCTGGAATCTGTATTTTTAATGAGATCCATCAATATGAAGACTATAAGAATATAAACGTCTTTACGACAGGACTTGGTAAGAAGAAACATCCAAGACGTTCTTACTACACGACAAATGGTGATGTGCGGGAAGGACCGCTGGATGATCTGCTGGAAAATTCCGAACAGATCTTACGGGGCGGCGAACCGGATAATGGGTTATTACCATTTATCTGTAAACTGAATAAAAAGGAAGATGTGGATCAGGAAGAAAACTGGCCAATGGCAAATCCATCGTTGCCATATCTGCCAAGTCTTATGGAAGAGATCAGGAAAGAATATAGGGAATGGAAGAAAAATCCGAGAAGACTTCCGGCATTTATGACAAAACGAATGAATATTCCGGAAAATGCGGAAGAAATGAGTGTAACGGAGTGGGACAATATCAAAGCGACCAACATCTTACTGCCGGATCTGGAAAGATGGAGCTGTGTATGTGGAATTGACTATACAAAATTAACAGATTGGGCTTCCGTAGATCTTCATTTCCGAGATGGAGATGAACGGTTTGATATCAGCCATTCATGGATGTGCCTAAATTCGAAAGATATTCCGAGGATCAAGGCTCCATGGAAAGAATGGGCGGATTCCGGAAGACTGACGCTTGTAGATGACGTGGAAATACATCCGTCATTGCTTACAAATTATATACAGGAAGCAAAACGCACATACAATATCAAAGCTTTAGCCTTGGATGATTTCCGTTTTGCATTGATCGGAAAATATCTGCAGGAAATAGGATTTGATATGAAAGTGAATAAGAATCTGAAGCTGATCCGGCCATCAGACATTATGAAAGTGGCACCTCTGATTGATAGCTGCTTTGTAAATCAATGGTTGCGGTGGGGAGATGCTCCAGAATTAAGGTGGGCCACCAATAATGCAAAACTAATCAGACATGGAAGAAAACCAGGAAAAGAGGATGATGCCGATATGGGAAATTATGTATATGGAAAAATAGAAGGAAAAAGCAGAAAAACAGACCCATTTATGGCATTTGTAGCGGCGATGACTGTGGAAAACGTGCTGCCGCAGAAACGGGCAAAACCAACACCGAAAATACAGGTTTACAGTTATTAAGGGGGTGAACGTAGGAAATTAAGTATTAAAGACTGGTTGATCAAAAAACTTGGAGGCAGCAGTACCACAAGGATCACAGTGGATGACATTATGAAAGATAAAGATGTACAGAGTGCTATGTACGAAGTATATCTGAGAGAGCTGGCTTTCTGGACTTGTGTCAATAAAATTGCAAATGCCATCAGCAAATGCGAATTTAAAACGTATATCAAGAAGAAAGAAGTAAAAGGACAGGAGTATTATCTTTGGAATTACGAACCAAATCAGAACCAGAATGCAACGTCATTCATGAATAAGCTGATTGGCAAGCTGTACCGGAACAATGAATGCCTTGTGGTAGAAGTAAACAATCACATTTATGTGGCAGACAGTTACAGCAAAGAGGTGCTGGCATTGAAGGAGTACAGATTCAGCGGGATCACATTTGACGGTTACGAATTGTCTGAAACACGGGAAATGTCGGAAGTCATGTTTTTCGAATTAAATTCAGAAAATATGAGGAATCTCACAAATGGGATGTATGAAACGTATTCAAAATTACTGATATATGCGCAGGATGCCTATAAAAAATCAAGAGGAAAAAAAGGAATCCTGAATATTGGAGCAATTGCACAGGAAAGTGAGAATTTCGATGAAACATTCCAGGAGTTGATGAGCACGCATTTTAAGAACTTCTTTGAAAGCGACAGTGCGGTGTTGCCATTGTTTGACGGATACGAATATCAGGATATTTCAGAAAGCGGAAAGACGTATTCTACAGAGTCAACACGAGATATCAAGTCTCTAGCTGATGACATCTTTGAATTTACAGCAAGAGCATTTTCTTTCCCACCGAGTCTGGCCAAAGGAGATGTACAGGATACAGGGAAAGCGATTGATGAACTTCTGACCTTTGTGATAGATCCGCTCATTAAGATGCTGCAGCAGGAGATCAACAGAAAGAGAAACGGATACACAGGATTTAAAGCTGGAAATTATGTGAAGATAGAGACTCTGGCAGTCAAGCATATTGATATTTTTGATATTGCAACTCCAGTAGACAAGCTGATCTCAAGCGGAGCATTTACGATCAATGACATTTTGGAAGTGCTCGGAAAACCGAAAATTGAAGAAGACTGGGCAAACCAGCACTTTATGACGAAAAATTATAGTAAGATTCAAGACCTGCTTTCTGATTTGGCAGGGGAGCGTGTGAAAAATGAAGAAAATTGAAAATAGGGGAGGAGTCCTTTCAGGATATGTTCCTGATCTCCCCGGAAAGCTGGAGGGCGTAGCGAATGCTGCGTCCTATTTTGATGCATAAAAATAGAAAGGATATGGAATTATGAAACTGAAACTTGTAAAGCAAGGAGAATTTTTAGGGACTAGATGTGATTTTTATGTAGATGAGGAAAACAACATCTATATGAGCAGAACACAGATTGGATATGCGCTACAGTATAAAAATCCACAAGATGCGATAAAGAAAATTCATTTAAGACATTACGAAAAATTACAGCAACGCTATGTAGAAGTGGTGGGTGACAATTTGTCCCCGAGGCCAAGAGATTTAGGAAAAAAGACAAGTATTTTTATGTATGACGAAAGAGGCATTTTAGATGTAATAAGATGGTCAACAACAGAGATAGCTGACCAATACTTTGATTGGGTGTACGACATTATTCAATCAATTAAAAAGAATGGCTATTACATAACTTCCGAAAAAGATAAAAAGTGGCTTGGAATTCGTAACGAATCCAAAGAGGCAAGACGATATGAAACAGACCAGATTAAACTCTTTGTGGAGTATGCAAAAGAGCAGGGGAGTAAAAATGCAGATAGGTACTACGTGCTATTTACAAAGCTGATAAATAGTAAGATGGGAATTCAGAGTGGAAAACGTGATGAACTGTCACAGGAAACGCTCATGGAGTTAAAGTCTTTGGAAACTCTGGTTAAGATGAGAATTCGCAAGCTTATAGAAAAGGAGACGCCTTACAAGGAAATATATCAAGACGTGAAGATGTTGGTAGATGAGTTTTAAGAAGAACATAAGGAGCAGTGAAATTCACTTGTCCTTTTTAAAATTACCTCTTGACAAATGTCCGTACAAAATGTATTATGATAAATGTACGGACAAAAAGAAAGAGGTGATTTGATGAGTCCGAAAGGTAGACCAACGGATAATCCTAAAAAAGGACGTTTTGAAATACGAACTTCACAGGAAGAGGAAGAAATGCTGGACTATTGTTGTGAAATTACCGGAAAAAAACGTACCGATATAATTAGATTAGGGATTAGAAAGGTATATGAAGAATTAAAAAAGTAAAAGGGTAGTCGGCACCCTGAGAAAGTGAAATCGACTACCCGACCCCCAAATAGAGGTATAAATATTATAGCACTGTACCTCTGTTTTGGCAAATCAGAAAATGGAGGTATTATGAAATGAAATTGCCACAAGTAATAGAAATAAATGGAATAAGAGTTTTAACAACAGAGCAACTAGCAAGAAATTACGGAACGCAGCCTAAAATTTTGCAATATAATTTTTCTTATAATAAGAAAAGATATACGGAAGGAAAACATTATATCGCATTACAGGGAGAAGAATTAAAGAAATTTAAAGCTGACCTTGAAATTCAAGGTAACCTTAAATATGCTCATACGCTTTATCTCTGGACAGAAAAAGGTGCATTACTCCATGCAAAGTCATTGAATACGGATAAAGCATGGAAGGTATATGATTACCTAGTTGATTTCTATTTCAGAGTAAAAGAGGGCGAGAAACTTCCAGTAGTGAGAGAAACAAAGTCAGTGTCAATAGAAAAACAGGATGCAAAAGAGACTTTCGATATTGCTCCATATTTCATATCTGTAGTAGAGAAAGTTCCTATTGAAGCATTAGATGCTATGGAGAAAAGTTTTAGAAAAAGTAACAGTAAGACTGTTAAATTGGCCACACTTTCTATTTTAGCAGAAAAGATGAAACGTAATATTGAATAACCAAATACAGTAATCAGAGCATCTATCAGAAATGGTAGGTGCTCTTTTTATAAATCAAACCAGGAAAGAGGTGAGACAAGGAAAAACATAACAAACTGGAGAATGCAGCCTGTTCAGGCAGAGAACAAAACACTTCTGTACATTTATGATGATGTGACAGAATATGGAGAATTTGACTGGAACGCATGGGAATATAAGAACTCGGAGACTTCTGCAAAATATTTTGCAGAGAAACTGAGTGAAATTCCAGAAGGACAGACAATTGAGCTGCATATCAACTCAAATGGCGGATCCGTAAAAGAGGGCGTTGCTATTTACAATTTACTGAAGCAAAAACAAAACCAGAAAGTCGGGATTGTGGATGGCGTAGCACACAGTGTTGCGTTTTTGATTCTACAGGCGTGTGACACAAGAAAAATGTGTTTAGGTACAACGGCACTGATACACAATATGTGGATGTATTGCTCAGGCAATGCAACACAACTGAGAAAATATGCAGATGATCTGGATGACATGATGGAAGCAAACCGGCAAGTTTTTCTAGAAAGGGCGAAGATTGAGGAAAGTGAGTTGATTGAGTTAATGGAAAATGAGACTTACCTCACTCCGGAAAAGGCGCTGGAATATGGACTCATTGATGAGATCATGGGAAAGACAGCAGAACCGGTAAACACAGAAGAGATTCTGGAGAAGCTGTCCGATATGCAAAGACAGTTAAACAGTCAGGAGAGCTTCCGGCAGCAGATTGCAGCAATGCAGAAATCACAGGAAGACAAGAAACCAAGAAAAAACAACGTATTAAATCTTTTTAGAGGAGGCATGATTTAAGGAAAAATTTAGATGTATTAGAAATGGAAAAAACAGCAATCGTACAGAAGATGAATGAGGCGATCACAGCCGGAGATGCAGAGCAGTTCCAGGCAGCGTTTGTGGAGCTGTGCGATAAGATTCAGGAAAGTGTCATCGAACAGGCACGGGGAATCGTAGAAGAAGCAGATCAGAGAATTCTGTCTGAGCGCGGCGTAAGACAGCTGACATCCAAAGAAAAAGAATATTATCAGAAACTGGCAGAAGCCATGAAAGCACCGAATCCGAAACAGGCGGTAGAAAATCTGGATGTGGTAATGCCATATACCGTAATTGACAAAGTATTTGAAGATTTGAAAACAGATCATCCGCTGTTGTCCAAAATCCAGTTTACATCCGTAACAGGGTTGACACGAATGATGATGAATACGAATGGATATCAGAAAGCAGCATGGGGAAAACTTTGCACAGAGATCATCCAGGAGCTGACATCCGGATTTAAAGAGGTAGATGTGACACTGAGTAAACTGTCCGCATTTCTTCCGGTGTGTAAAGCAATGTTGGATCTGGGGCCAGAATGGTTGGATACTTATGTGAGACAGGTCCTGTATGAAGCGCTTGCAAATGGATTGGAAGACGGCATCATTAATGGAACTGGAAAAGACATGCCAATCGGTATGACAAAACAGGTGGGAGACTCTGTTACGATCAAGGGTGGAGTATATCCGGATAAAAAAGCAGTAAAGGTTACAAAGTTTAATGATGTGCAGCTTGGAAAACTGGCGGCTGTTCTGGCAATCAATGAAAAAGGACAGGCAAGAACCGTAGACACACTGATTCTGGTGGTAAATCCGTCAGATTATTTCAGCAAAGTCCTTCCGGCAACACAGAGACCAGCGCCGGGCGGTGGATATGTAAGTACACTACCATTCCCGATCGATGTGATCCAGTCTCCGGCGGTAGGAGTCGGAAAGGCTGTATTTGGTATGGCAAAGCTTTACCTCATGGGAGCTGGAATCGAAAATAACGGAAGA